AAGTGGGGGGACGCAGGAACCGAAGCGGATCGTGCTGATCCGCGGTGAACTCATCAAAATCCTATGTGACTTCGTCGACTTTGTCAAGGACCGAGAGGCGAAAGATTTTCCGGCATGGGTTGACGGGGTCTTCAACGCAGCGGAGCGGGACGGCGCGATTGTATTCGACTCGCAGGCCAAGGCGGGGGAGAGGTTCACCGTCGAGAACGAGAAGGATGACGGACTATGGCAAAGCCTGGCCTCCGAACTCCGCGACTTCAATTTGGGCAAGGAGGGAGAATGAGCATCGACAGGGATGAGAGGGGCCATTTTCTTGTGGGCCACAAACCTTCTCTGGAAACGAGAAAAAAAATTAGCGCGACGAAGATGGGTCACTGGGTTTCACCGGAAACAGGAAGGAAAATTAGCGTCGCCAACATCGGGAGAAGACACTCTGAGAAGACAAGGAAGGAAATGAGCGTAGCACGCAAGGGTTCAAAGCACTGGAATTGGAGAGGTGGAAAACTATCGAATAACGGCTACATCTATGTTTACAAACCAGATCATCCCCATGCCGACAAACACGGATATGTCCCCGAACATAAGCTCATAGCCGAAAAGACCCTGGGCAGATATTTAAAGTCCGAAGAGATGGTTCATCACATCAACTGTAATCGGCAAGACAACCGAAATCAAAACCTCGTGATCTGCACTAAGGCCTACAACAATTTTCTCCACGCCAAAATGCGGAGGCTCGCATGTCAATGAAAATCCAGATGTTAAAACCTCAAGGGACTCTGAAGCTCTTGCCCGATCCCGAACTTCTTGAAGCGATCTATTCCTCTTATCGGTCCGAATCCCGACACAGGGACAACGGCGCGATCGTCGAGAAGGGTGATCTCAAACAGAAAAACCTTTGGGTTAGCGACGGCAAGCGTTGCCCGCGGGAAGTCTGGTATAAGTTCCATCACCCGGAGAAGGCGCGACCTTATACCGTAAAGGGCCTTATCCTTTTTGCCGACGGGAAACTGGCCCATAAAGATTTGCAACTCCGGCTCGAAACAATTCGGAAGGCCGATCATCCGGGAGGTTATCTCAAGGACCCCGAGCTCGATGTCTCAGGCTATTACGACGATCTCATAATCCTGGGCCATGAAAACGGCTGGACGCTCTGCGATATCCTGGAGATTAAAACAAAGTATCCGTCGGACATGGAACCGGACCAGGATGATTATGATCAGGATCAGTACTACATCTGGATGGCCGAATTCTCCGACTGGCTCAGAGAACACAGGATAAAGATCGTCGGTGGCCGCCTGGCCTACAAAGACCGTTCTCTCACGACTGATGATATCTATCGATGCTGGCGCGTCGAGCGCGATGATGAACGCATAGGTCAAATCCGCGATTATTTCCGGAAACTGAAAGAGACCGTCCAAGGCGACGAAGTCCCACTCCGGCCTTACGAACGAAATTCGACTTCCTGTACCTACTGCAAATTCTCTACTTTCTGCTGGGAAGGGATCCCCAAGCCAGAGGCCCCCGCATTCATCGCCGACGAGACGATAGAGAAGCCGGAGCAGGAGCTCGTCGAGAGCGCGGCGGCCCGGTATATCGAACTCAAGGCGGAGGAAAAGAAAGTCGAGGACGAAATCGACCGCCTCCGCTCCGTGCTAATGCGTTACTTCAAGGCGACGGGGCTGGAACAGATTGCCGTCAACGGCCAGGCCATCGTTCACGGCGTCATGAAGAAGTCGATCCTGGACGAGGATTATTTGCTCGAGCAGGCCGGTGACAAATGGCTGCTCATCGCACGCCCCGACGTCAAGAAGATTCAGGCCGCCATTAAGGACGGGATGATCGACGCCGGGGTACTTGAACAGGCGAAAATCACGACCTTCATAGACACTTTGAGAATCAAAGGAGAAAAAGCCAATGCTGGAAACATGGATAGTTTGTGATGTTTGCGGCCGCAAAATCAAAAAGGAGGAATCTTCTCGTTGGGCGCATGGTGTCGGCATAAGAAATGCAGACTTAACCTCTGCCAGTCCTTGGAGAGATTATCAAGATATTTGCGAGTCGTGCGCTCATGACATTGCGGCGGCTATCAATCTTATTATTCAAAGCAAAGGAGGGAAGAATCATGATTAAAGGACTTTCGGAAGCACGCCGTATGCCGAGGTTAGGCAAGATCCACCTTGGCATCAAAAAAGACAAGAAAAAAGACGGGACGCCCTGTGCGCCTTATCCCGTAGAGGTCGAATATTTCGTCTGTCCCCCCGAGGTTCAGGCGGTATTCGGAGAAAGGCCAACCTCATTAAAGATCATGCTTCCTGTTGAGGAAACCGAACGCTTTTTTCCCCAATACTATAAGCGTTATACCACCAGTCTTCTTCAATGCAAGGGGGATGGAGAAAAAGCGTTTTGCTGGGCGGAAGAAGGGGGACTCAAAGAGATTCCTTGTCCGTGTGATTATCTCAAGTCGGGCGAATGTAAACAGATCGGGATATTCTGCTTTCTTCTTCCCGATGTTCAAGGCTTTGGAATTTATCAAATCACAACGAGTTCTAAAAATTCCATCATTGATCTCAATTCCAGCCTTGACATGATACGCGCCATCGCCGGACGTACGCGGATGATCCCTCTCATTCTCAAAAGAGAGAAAATGGAAATACAACGCATAGAGGATAACAAGCCGAAAAAGTCCACGCATTACACGCTCAAGATCGATCTGGACGAAAACATCACACTCCGCCAACTCCAGCAAGCCGGGCAGATGAAACCCGAGACAGTTCTTTTGCCTCCGCCCGATGAGAGCAAGGACGACCTCTACTATCCACCGAATGGCTTCAAACCGGAGACAGAGAAAGAGGAGAAGCCCGAGGAGCCGAAAGAGAAACCGAAGGAAGCAACGCCGGATCCGCGAGCCACTTTGGCGAAAGAACAGGCCGACGAGAAGAAGAAGGCCAAGGAGAAGGAGGCCTTCGAGAAGGCGGAGCTCGTGAAGTCCGGCCACGACCTCGAGGCCCTTCTCAAGAGCTACCAGGAGCTCGGGGGAAAAGTTGGGAAGAAACAGGAAGCGCGGATCACCGAGCTCAAGACTGCGGCCGAGATCAAGAAGGCCGTCGAGTTTTTCACGCTCAAGAAGCAGACCCTGGAGAAGCAGGTCGAAGATGGTGAGATACCTTTCTGAGGAGGATATGATGAGCAACGAAAGTTTGATTACAGCCCTTTCATCCGAAGCCCTGACCTACCCGGCCAAGGCCAAGGAAATCAAGGTCAGAGACCAGGTCTCTCTTGATACAGCCAATGCGTTTTTGCGGGGCGTCAAGGGACTCCTCGGCAAGATCGCCGACACATTCGACCCGATCATCAAGCAGGCCCACGAGGCGCACCGGCAGGCGATCGAGCAGAAGAAGAAACACGAGAATCCCCTGATCCAGGCCGAGTTGATTATCAAGACAGAGATCGGACGCTACCTGACCGAGCAGGCCCGAATTCGCCAGGCGGCCGTGGACAAGGCGCGGCGGGAGGCTGCCGAGGCCGAACGCCGGCGGCTTGAGGCAATGCAGGCGGCGATCGATGCCGAGAACGCCGGAAAAGCGGAGGAGGCGGAGAAGCACTTCGAAGAGGCCATCGCCATCGAAGTCCCGAAACCAGTCATCCCGCCGGCCGCGAAAGCCGAAGGAACCCATCTCCGCAAGGAGACAAAGTGGCGCGTCATCGACTTTGCGGCCGTGCCAAGGGAATTCCTGGCCTTGGACCGCGCCCGAGTCGAACAGGTTTTCCGGATTCAGCGAGAGAAGATGAGCATCCCCGGGATCGAGGTCTACTTCGATGAAACAGTCGTTAGCCGAACATCCTAACCACGACCTTATGATCTTTTGCAAAAAGTGCGGCTTATTCGTCTGGCACTCGGCCCAGGACGCGCAGTGGATGAAGTGCCTGGGCTGCGGCGACCTTCACGATCCCTCCGACCCGGGGACACAAATCGCCGAAAGTATGGCCAGGGGGCGCAGGGAGAGAGTCTGACGATGGAAGGCCGGGCCGCTTGTCTTTGGGTATTCCCCCACCCTCCTTTGGCAGCCACGCTCAGGCTGTTTCGGCTCGGCTTTCCTCTTTTTCTGATGAGGATGTAATGGGATTCACCAAACTCGATTCGGGAATAATCGACAGCTCTATCTGGTCGGCGCCCCTGGCCACGCGTGTAGTCTGGATAACTTTTTTGGCCAAGGCGGACAGTAAGGGGATGGTTTCGGCTTCATGCAGTGGCATGCAACGAGCGAGCAATGTCGGCCAGGAAGAGTTTGAATTGGCCTTAAAATCATTGGAGTCGCCGGACCCGGATTCCCGTTCTCCAGAAAATGAAGGCCGCCGGATCGGGAAGGTCGAGGGCGGCTGGCTCGTTTTCAATTATCCGAAGTATAGGGCTTTTTCTTATAGTGGGTCAAAGGAGGCGGAGAAGAAGAGAAAGCAGAGACAAAAAAGGAGGGGACAAAAGGGGACAAAAAAGGGACATGTCCCTTTTGTCCCGGGACACTCTGCTTCTGCTTCTGCTTCTTCTTTATCTTCACTTAACAAAGACATAGAAGAAATCAAACGGGGTTGGAACGAATTCGCCGTCAAGAACAACCTGGCGACGATCGCCAAGATAGATCCAAGGTCCGAGCGCGGCCGGCATCTGGCAGCCCGGATGGCGGAGAAGGATTGGGATTTCCTGAAGCTCCTCGAGGCCGTCAGCTTGTCGCCATTCCTGCTCGGCAAAAAGGGGAAGGAGCCCTTCTTTGTGACGTTCGATTGGCTCCTCTGGCCGGGCAACTATCTCCGGATTATGGAAGGGAATTACCTCGAGCGGGGGAAGCCGGCCGGACCGGCCCCGGGGAGCTGGCTCAAGACGATGAAGGAAAGGGAGGCGCGCGGAGAGAAGATATGACCCTGGACGACTTCGACAAGGGCATGGCCAGGCTGGAGCGGATGTTCAACCGCGGGATAATCCTCGCCGGGGACGTCCGGCTGGAATACCTCCATGTGCTGAGGTTCCTCGAGGCGCCGGCGTTCGACGCGGCCGTGACGATAGTCATTGAGACGTTCAAGCCGTTTCCCTCGGAGCCCTTTCCCTCGCCGGTCACTATCCAGGACGCGGTGACGATGGCCCAATCCGAGGATCAGGTCTTCTGGGCCCGCCGGCAGGGGGCGCCCGGCACGTCCATCCTCGACTTCTGCCAGCTTTGCCGGAACTGCGGCCTCTATCTCGCCTTCGACGGCCAGGCGTGGCTGTGTCGCTGCGAGAAGGGCAGGATAAGACGGGCCTCCTGGGACGTGCCCTACGGCACCCGGAAGCGGGAGGCGAAGATCCAGGACGAGCTCGACAAGCTCCCGCCGGGCAAGGATCCGGTCCGCGGCCTCGAGGAGAGGAATGCGATGGGCTTCTGGGAGCCGACCGCCGTGGAGCACGACCGCTGGATGGCAGCCAAGAGAATCGAGATCGAGGAGATCAAACAGCGGCAGGCGGAGCGACCGCGGGATCGCCGTGAGGTCCGACCCGAGTCCCTGCGTCGGATAGTTGAGGAGACCATGGCTCAGGTCGCCGAGGCGAAGAGGAGCCGCGAACCGGGAGAGGACGAGGAAGAGGAGGAGGTAGGCTTTTGAAAAAGATCGGCGTGCTCTTCGGCTGCGATATCTACAAGGCCGTCTTCTACCGGCCGCGGGACTTCGTCTTCATGTCCCGCGATGACGCCGACAAGCTCAAGCAGATCGAGCTGGAGTTCCTGAAATTCATCAGCGCCGTGAAACTGGAGATAAAGAAGCCGGGGACATGACGAAAGAGATTGCCTTGAGACTCAGAGAGGAGGCCGCACGAGTGGCCAGGGAATACTCGAACCCTCTCCGGGAGCGGAACCCGGGCGCGGAGGTCTTCGAGGTCGACGAGATCCTGGCGCTCTCGGAGTTCACGGCCGCGGTCATCTTCAAG